AAAAAGCCAATCCTGCTTATGGTGTTTCAATTCGTCCAGATGACATTATGAATGATGCGTTGCAAGCACAGAACGATCCGCAACAGAGGAAAGACTTTTTAGCAAAGTCTATGAACATCTACACAGCTGCCATAAAAGCTTACTTTAACTTGGATGAATTTAAGGTTTCCGATAGGAATTATAGTTGGTCCCTTGCTGATTTAGCCAAGTTAAATATTAGTTGGTATGGTGGAGCCGATTTATCTAAGATGCATGATTTAACGGCTGCTGCTCTTTATGGCAGCTATAAAGGTATAGACATTGCGATTACTCACGCTTGGTTCCCAATTGTAGCAGCCACAGCTAAAGCTGAAGAGGATAACATTCCTTTATTCGGCTGGAAAGATGATGGATGGTTAGATATGTGTAATACACCTACAGTCAATCATTCAGATATCGTGAATTGGTTCATCGATATGAAAAAGATGGGCTTCAAGATAAAGAAAGTAGGGTTTGACCGCAAGTTTTCACGGGAGTTCTTTTTATCCATGAAAAAGAAAGGCTTTAAAATGGTTGACCAACCACAGTATTTTTATAAGAAGTCTGAAGGTTTCAGAAGAATAGAAAAGAAAGCGAAGGATGGCCATTTTTATTATCTCCATTCACAAGCATTTGAATATTGTGTGCAGAACGTTGCTGCTGTTGAGAAAACAGATGACATGATTCAATATGAAAAAGTTATGCCAGAGCATCGTATTGACGTATTTGACGCTGCTGTATTTGGATCTATTCAAATGTTAGAGGACATGACCAAAGCGTCAGATGCTGCAGGTTGGTTGAATAACTAGGAAGGAGGTGTACATATGGCATTTTGGAATCGTAAGAAAAAAACGCGGTCTATTTCTATTCCTATAGCACTGGGTGATGTGGAAACCGTAGGATATACAAGGCTTTCAGATAATCCGGATGTATTAATTGCAGTAGATAAAATTGCGGATCTAGTATCAAACATGACTATTCATCTAATGGAAAATACAAAAGATGGAGATAGACGAGTTACCAATGAACTATCTCGTAAAATTGATATTGAGCCGCATGCAAATATGACGCGTAAAGGGTGGATTTATAAGATTGTTAGCGATCTATTGTTACATGGTGATGGTAATTCAGTCGTCCACATTGGAGTAGATCCTGTCACAACTTTGATTGATGATCTAACGCCTCTTCAAATGCAAGCAGTTGGCTATGAAGATACACAGGATGGATACTTAATTAACTACAATGGATTAACATATACGCCTGATGAGGTCGTTCATTTTGTTATCAATCCTAATCCTAACTTTCCTTACAAGGGACGGGGTTACCGTGTGGCATTATGTGAGATTGTAAAGAACTTGACCCAAGCCACTAAGACAAAAAATAATTTCATGAGTGGTAAGTATATGCCTTCTCTTATCATTTCTGTGGATGCAATGACAGAGGAATTAACTACTAAAGAAGGCCGTGATGAAATCATGGCAAAGTATTTTGATGAAACTGAAGGTGGCAAGCCTTGGATTATCCCTGCTGACTTAATCAAAGTCGAACAGGTAAAGCCTTTATCTTTAAAAGACATAGCCATAAATGAAGGTGTGGAAATAGATAAGAAAACGGTAGCTGGACTTTTGGGAGTACCGGCTTTTTTCTTGGGCGTAGGAAGCTTTAACAAAGAGGAGTACAACAATTTCATTAACACTCGAATATTTTCTATTGGCCAAATCATTTCGCAAACATTAACACGGGACTTGATTTACTCACCTAATTGGTTTTTTCGTTTAAATCCGCGGAGTTTATATTCATATGACTTAACGGAAATGGTTACAGCAGGTTCTCAACTTGTGGACCGTAACGCTATGAGACGTAATGAATTACGTAACTGGATTGGACTTGATCCTGATAGTGAAATGAATGAATTGATTGTACTAGAAAACTATATTCCGGCTTCTAGTATTGGCCAACAAAATAAATTGAAAGGTGGTGATGAATAAGTGGAAAAGCGTCTCATGGTATTTAACTCAGACTTAAAAACGAGAAGCGATGAAGAAAACGGTGAAGCTTTCATTGAAGGTTACTTTGCTGTTTTTAATCAAGAAACCGAATTGTGGCCAGGAGCTTTTGAAGAGATTGCACCTGAAGCGTTTGACAGTAGTTTACGAGATAACGATATTATGTGTCTTGATAATCACGATACAAGAGTCGTACTTGGTAGCACTGGCAGCCAAACGTTAGAGTTGAAAACTGATTCTCAAGGATTATGGGGCAGAGTGAAAGTGGACTTGGAAGATCCTTTTGCCAAGAGTGCTTATCGGAAAGTGCAAACAGGAAAAGTGAAAGGCTGCTCATTCGGATTTGTCCCATTAAAAGAAGATATTGAGCATCGAGAAGACGGGACATTGAAATGGATTGTCCGTGAAGCAGATACGATGGAAGTTTCCATCACAGCTTTTCCTGCCTACCCACAAACAGCAGTGGCAGCCCGTCAACGCGATGTCGAAGCCATCAAAAAAGAAAAATTCGAACAAAGAAAACGTAACTTAAAGGAGAGATTGAAGAATGCCTAATCCTATTCTTATTGGTGCTAAATTAAAACTGAAGCGAGATGCTTTATCAGCTTTGGAAGGGAAACTAACTGACTTATTAGCTAAGCGTAGTGAGTTTGAAGCAGCTATTGAGTCAGCTGAAAATGATGAAGATTTATCCGTTATTGAACAGAGTATGGATGATAACGATAAAGATATTGAAACAAAAGAAGAAGAAAAAACAACATTAGAAGAAGAAATTGAAGAGCTTGAAAAAGAGCTTGAAACATCTAATCGTAAGTCACCTAAAAAGGGAGTGAAACGTACTATGCCAACAAATATTGAAACAAGAGAAGCTATTAATGCCTATGTACGAGATAAAGACCAAACTCGTGCAGGCTTCACATCTGTGGAAGGTGGGGCATTAATTCCAGAAGAATTATTAGCTCCAAAGAAAGAGCTAGTTGATACAGTTGACCTTACACAATATGTTCGTACAGTTCCGGTTAACCGTGGTTCTGGTAAATATCCAATCATTAAAAAATCAAACGGTAAAATGATTGCTGTTGCGGAATTAGCAAAAAACCCGGAACTAGCTAAGCCAACATTTGTAGAAGTTAATTACGATATTGAAACATACCGTGGTTACATTCCAGTATCTCAAGAAGCAATTGACGATGCAGATTACGATGTTGCTGGCCTAATTGCCGAAGATATCCGAGATCAAGATTTGAATACTAAGAATGCTCAGATTGCAGCTATCTTTAAATCAGCTACACCTAAAGCTGTAACAGGATTAGATGGAATTGTGACGTTATTAAACACAGATTTTAAACAAGTTTATAACGTGAAGTTCTATGTATCTTCATCACTATTCAATGCCTTAGACCTATTAAAAGACGGCAATGGTCGCTACTTATTACAAGATGATATTACTGTTGCATCTGGTAAGCGTATTAAAGGTCGTGAAGTTGTTGTTTTAGATGATGACATGATTGGAGAAGAGAAAGGCGATTTAGTGGGATTCGTGGGTGACGCGAAGGAATTCTGTACTCTATTTAATCGTAAACAAGCTTCTGTAAAATGGACAGACAACGACATTTACGGTCAATTACTGGCTGGATTTGTTCGTTTTGACGTAGAGAAAGTAGATGATCAAGCTGGCTACTACATCACATACACGTCAGAAGTAGCAGGCGCATAATCCTTGTGAAAGGGTGAATGAACATGAAGTATAAAGTTATAAACGACTTTAAAGATCTGCAAGATAATAATCACATTTATCGTGTAGGTGATAAGTATCCTAGAAGTGGACGAGCTAAAAATGAACGTATCAAGGAATTGTCTGGGTACGAGAATAAACGCAAAGTCCCTTTGATTGAAGAAGTTGAAGACAATGGATGATCAAACAAAGGCTACTTTACTTGAATTATTGAAATTAGATCTGGGCTTTAAGCATACGGCACGCGATACGTATCTTACTGCCCTTATTTCTAGTTCAGAAAAAGAGCTGACAAGGAAAGGCTTAGTTCTTTCTATGACAGAAATTGATGATCAAATGTTAGTTGTGGACTATGCAGCATGGTTGTACCGTAACAGACAGGAATATCAGCCTTTACCTCGGAACATACAGATTCGTATTCATAACCGAG